GGATTGGTTGGAATGTATTCAGAAGTAACACCAAATTTATATAGCTTATTTAAAAAGAAATATATTCTTGATACATATGCCTTTGAATATTTCTCATCAAATTTGTTGATCAAGTTTTGCATTTGCCTTTTATCTAGAAAATCAATATCCTTCATTTCCTTAGAAAGAACATTGTACAAATATTCATCTGATTTTAGCGTTGATTCTTTTACATACTTTTTATTATATTCTTTAAAAGCTTTATACAGTCTGTCAAAATTCATATCGGATGGAAGCATAAAGAAATCTTTCCTGAATTCAACCTCAGCTTTTTGTGCTTCCCATTTAGAATCAAAACCACGCTTACGATATCTCTTTATACATTTGCCATCTTTGTATATTTTCCCGGCAAACATATATTTTCCTGTCTTCTTATCTAATTCCACTGCCATTTTTTGTGCCCTCTTATATGTCCATAATATGCAAAAAAGGGGTATAATTCAATATTTTAATATCAAATTGTACCCCAATATACCCCAAGACAAATAAAAAAGCCTTTAAATAAAGGCTTAAAATTCAATGGAGCAGATGAGGGGATTATATAAATACCTCATATCTATTGATATTTGATGTTATTTACATCATTATCTACGTGTTTTGATAGCACTTTGTTGTTTTGTACCCCAAAATGTACCTCACTGCTTCACGCAAGAAAGATAATACAGTATAAACCATATTATGTCAAACAATTTTTTTATTTTTTTATTTTATTCAATTTCTGTTAATGGTGTTGGGTCAACCCAAACGCCACCAATCTTGACAATATTCTTTTGAACATTCACTGCATCGACTCTGATTCTAGATACATAGACTACTGCATTTGTGGTATGCAATACATTGTCATTATATCCGTCTGAATTAGGTACTTTGTCTACCATACGAATTGGAAACCAACCACCCAGTTTTGATAGATAGCAGCATAAATCATCGCCAATTTTCTTCAATCCTTGATTGCCAATTTTCATATGTACAGAAGTAACATAGCTGCCTTCGTGCAAGATTTGGTCGATAGCTTCTGCGCTAGACTGTGTGGCGCCAACTGGCACATGAGGGTCTGTATCAATACCAGCATCATTAGTCCATCCAATCGCTACTCCATTACGATCAACACGATATGGATATTTTGTTCCTTTAATTACTCTACCAATGACACCTGACCAATCACCTTTTTTAACTGTAGAAGTTCCGTAGCAATTCACACTCAATGTGTTTGTACAGATAGGTAAATTAACTGAATATTTTTCTCCACTTGGAGTTGTAGGTTTTGGTGTTTCAACCTTTCCATCTAACTTTGCATTTACTTCATTAGCCAATTGTGGCATACGTGCTTCCAACCATGCTCCAGGGCATGATGTAGCCGCAAACATTTTGTGCATAGTCAATGATCCGCTAGAATTTCCTGTATAGTTCAATCTAAATCCATATCGTTTACAAATATCAACACATAGATTCACCAAGCTATCCCAAGTAGCTTGCGTCATTTCTCCAGTTGCGTTATTAATGTTTCCACATTCAATTGTAATTGATTGAGAATCATTCAACCAATTTGAACTTGTCCATGCAGCATTTTCTTCATCAACACTGCATGCAATGTCTCCATTAATTCCAATACAATAATTGGAAGATGCTTGACGAGTATTTCGTGCAAAATAATCTGCGCATTGTTTACCACTCCATGCCGCAGCCATGTAGTGTGGAGTGATTTTACAAACCTTATATCCAAAACGACCATCATAATGTTGTGATGTTCTGTTACAATATGTTGCTAATCCGGAATACGACATTCTTCATCTACACCTTCTTCCTTGCCATTGCTTAATTCTTCTTTTGCTTCTTCTGATAGATTCTCATAATCTACTACTTTTTCTTCATCATTCATTATTATTCCTCCGGTACACTAATTTCAGGTAATCCGCCAATACTAGTCAGCAACGAGACGATGCCTGACAAAAACGCTGATGAAATTACAACTCGCCAATCAACAGCTTCCAATAATGCAGATGCTCCAATAACACCAACAGCAGTTTGAGCAATTGTCTTTAATGCTCTGATACTTGCATAATAGCCATATTGAATCCACCATTCTTTACTATATTTTTTCATTTACAAATACCTCCTATCCTAATAATAGTATTTAAATCGTTTGTACACTGTACAAAATAAAAGACCGTATTTAACGGCCTTATTGATACATATTAAACATGTCTCGTATATGTGTCTTAATCATTGTTTTTTCTTCATCTGAATCAACGCATCCATGAATCATAGTTACGATTTGTTGCATACATTTCATAGTCTTATCTAATTCACGATGAGACTTTTCTAAATCCATATCACCTTTTGTACGCTCATATTCTTCTTTGAACGCTTTATATTTTTTCAAATGTTCTGCAAGCTTATAAACAATATCTTCTGTTTCTGGATCATGAATATTATATCCATCATTATCTTCTTTTAATCTTGCGACAGTTGAAACTCCATCTTTTCCTATCTCAATTTGATATTTATTTCTCATTGCTTCTATAGTTTCAATGTCTTTGATATTATCTAAAGCTTGAGATAATGCGTGGAAATAAGATTCTGCATATCCGTATTTCTCTAACATGTTTACTGACTCATGCATTATCTTTTCATTAACTTCCATTGCTTTATGCATATTTTTCACCTACGCAATCTTTTTAATGATGATATTTGCATTTTGAACAGATAGATCTAAACCACTGTTATTTGCTAATGCTATTGTATAAGATGCACCACATGGAACTTGAATTAGAGTGTCTCCACTTACATTTCCATACGCACTTGCAGTTGCAACAGTATAAATAGATTGTGTTCCACCAATTGCTTCTCCATTTAGTTCAAGCACTAAAGAAGCTTGTCCTGCCGCTGCACTCGTAATATCCGCAGTATAAGTTACTTCATAGATACCTGGCTTTGTTAGTGTAAACAATCCACTTCCTAGATCATGTGCCAACCATCCTTGAATGCATCATACATATCAAATAATGAACAATCATAATCAGTTATGAACCATTTTGATAAGTATTAATGCATCATTAGGACGTATCTCTTTTAATCTGTTAGCTTTGTTAATATAAACCACCGCCTTAATTAAATTCGTTGGTTTGAATTAGCTTCGCAAGAACAATTATTCACATGATCATCTTTCCAATAACCACAACAAACAATAGTAGAATAAAGAACAATAATCACTAAAACCAATACTGTAATAATCGTTCTACTTGTTTTATAGTTTCTATCAATTAATTTTGAGCAAAAACCATAAATGTTATCTACTTTTTCTTCTACATTTTGAAGTTTCTTGTTTGCATCTTTAATATCCATTTTTATTACGATTCTCCAACGCTTCTACACGTTTAAACAAAGTAGTTATTTGTTCTTTTATTTGAGAAAGCTCCACTTCCATTGAATTGCTTCCTTTTTTAATTTCTGAAATTGAATCTTTAATATCACTTAAATCTGATTTAATATGTTCTAATTCATTCTTCAAAAATGCCATGTTGGATATTTGCTCTCCATCCATCTTACGTGTGCCACGATTATACGTAATAAATGCAATTACAAGCATGCATGCAGAAATAATAACACTAAGATATTCTCCACTCATAAAAACATCACCTATTTATTAACGATAGAATTTTTTTGTTCTACACTAATCCATCCAATAGAAGCAAAAATTTCTAAATCATTATTTGTAAATAAACCTAATTCATAATACGATTTAATTAATTCATAACTCATACTACTTCACCCCATTCATCTGAGCTTTTAACTGTGCGATTTGTAACATTAATTGTGCGTTAATCTTCTCTTGCTCAGTTGGCACTGCTTTTGGTTCTTCGATTGTTGGTTTGTCTCCTTCTGCAACCTCAATCACTTTACCTTCTACATATTTGTAGTTATATCTGCCATGTTCGTCTACTAATTCTTTGTCTAGATATTGACTTTGTGCATGTGCGTATTTGTCGCCTTGCCCTTTATCAATCTCTGCCATTGTTTGAATTTCTTCTTGTGATAAAAAGATTTCTGAATTAATAGATGTAATGTATCCATCTTGTAAGGATACGTATACTTTATATTCGTTCATTGTAGTTCCTCCTAATAGATTTCTGCGTCTAAGGCTATTGTTCCACCTACGTTGCAATTTCCAACCTTGCTTGTCACGGCTTGAATAAGCAAGGTAAGGTCTTTCACGGTAGTGTCTAATGAAACAACGGCTTTTGTTAAACCGGAGTTAGAAGTATTTGCAAAGTCTACTGTAGGTTTAATTCTCATATTAGGAATTGTATCTGAGAATATGTATGTAAAGCTTGCACTACCGGAATAAAATACATAATAATAATATCTTTTAAAATAATATCTCTGACACTTTATTAGCTCATCTGCCGGATTAGGAGCGACAAATGAAGTCGCCACTGTTCCTTGCTCTACTTTTGCGTATTTTAAAGTTAGCGTTCCACTTTTAACTCGAATAACTAACCTTTTTATACCTTTACTAAATGTAAATGTATTTAATCCGTTCTTCAAAGTTCCTATTTCTGTGGTTGAAGAACCATCAGATGGTCCTACAGATACTGTAGCAGTTCCACTTACACCAACGGCATAAACTTGAACGGTGATATCTCCATCGACCGGAGTTTCTAAATTTTGAATTAAAGCTCCATCACTGTAAGTTGTTGGCGTTATAGTTACTGATTTATCTGAGTTAACTGTTAAACTATGCCCATACAAACTCCATCTGTCGACTGAATACACAACTTTTATCGTTTGAGCAACTGCACTTGTGTAGCTAGTTGCGCCCCTTTGATTGATTTTAAAATCCGGATTAATCAATAAATTCGGATTACTGAATTTTTTTCCTAAATAATTAGCTAGTTGCGATAGTAAGCCTTTTTTCAATCCTGCGCCATTATGCACTGGCAATAAGCTAGTATCTGTAAAGCTAGGCAATGCGTCTAATTCTGTTACTTGTTTTCCTGGCATGTTATTCCTCCTTGACTTTATATTTCCAATCCTTACCAACTTCTCCACTTGCTACTTCATAAGACCAATCGGCTAGGATTGTATTTCCTTTTTCATCAACTAAATCTTGAGCACTTGTTGCGTTCAAATTCGTAGTAAAGTGATTATTCATCACCATTTGATTCAATGCGTTATGTGAAGTAGTTACAGACTTTATTTTCGAGACAAGCCACTGAATAGAAGCTTTGTCTTTGAATACGAAAGCCATATACTAACCCCACATTGTGTTTAAATCGTTTGTAGTAATCGCAGTTAATTCTGACTTCTTAACATACGCAGATAAATCAATGTCTGTATTACCAATCTTTTCATATGTTTTTGTTTCTGAAAGCCAAATATATTCATCATAAATATCTTGCGTTCCATGTGAATGTGCAACCAAATAAATAACACCATTTGAACCTGTAGCAGGTAAGCTAGTTACCTTTTCATATCTAATAGATGTAATATTACCAACTGCCGAATTAATCAACGATTGTACTTGTGATTGCGTTTGATACCCTTTAGCCGTGATAATTGACTCAACGCTCGTTGCCGACTGATATCCACTGTCATTCGTTAATTGCGATGTCTTTGTCGGTACTGTAACATCTACGGATTTTGAGCTTGGCGTTAACTTCGTACCATTTACCTTTACCGACTCAATCACGTTCACTTGAGCACCATTTGCGATACCACTTAATTTTTGCTTTTCTGCGCTTGTGTAGTCATTTGTCGATAAGCCTTTACCACTTACAACGTCAACTTTTCCACCTAATGCAGATTTAATCTTACTGATTAAGAGCGTCAATCCACTCTTATCTAAATATTCAATAGCCATTCTTTTTCCTCCTATAGACTATTCCATAATTCATCTAGTTCGATTGTTGATACAGATGTTACAGAACCTTCTGCCATAGCCCCTACATCTTCCGGAGTGTATACCGGTCTTGTTTCTGCTTTTGCCCATTTCGGAACTGTTGGGTCTATTTCTTCAACTTCACCAATGATTTCATTTCCATTTAATTTAGGTTTGTTTCTGAGCTTGTTATAGTCGGATGTGCCTCCTCCATATTGTTCCTTGACTTCTAAATTCAAATCATCACTATTTCCATCTACTTCTATATCAATCTGCTCTGAGTCATCCTGAACATCCAACGTAACTTGATTCATTAAAATCATGTAATCACTTCCTTATCAAGGATTCTATGTACTGTAGTTGTAGCTATTGAGCTTGCTATCGCTAACCCATCTTGTGTTATAGCTCTTAATTGTACGTTAACTATCCCTTTCTTGAATTTAAGTGTTTCTTCTTGTGTTAATGTGATTCTAATTTCATCATCTTCAATTTCAATTTGAGACATATCTTTTCTTAAAAGATGTCCATCTTGCTCAAATGTAATGTAAACACTTTTTAATTCACTTAAATCTATATTGTTGACATTTATAACAATTGTCGGTGTTGTTCCTTGTCTCATAATCTCACCTATTCAACTTTATATCGCCAATCTGCTTGCAATATGTTATTTTCTTCATCTATCAGTTCAGAATCTATATCAATTAATAAAGGTGTATAAAAATGGTTATCTAATATCATTTCCATAATATTAGAAATCTGTATTCTTATCGCATTTCCAGCTGTTGAATAAATTTTTCCGTCATATCCTATACGAATATCCGTTATTTCAGTATTGGCATCAGGCAAGCTTCCTGAATCGAATAATTGATCTACTCTAGATTTCAGAACATTTAAATCCTCAAAGCGTATGCCATACTTGGAAATTAAATCATTTAATTCTTCAATCCCTGAATCTTTTATATTTGTAATTGTTGTTACACCTGTATCACGTGCTTCTCTTATATCTTTCACTGCTTGATTGCACTTTTCGGACACTAGTAAAAGCATCATCGCAATCTCATCTCGTTCATTTTGATCTAATGAAGCAGATTTTGAATATATACTTTCAGGAGTAACAACTCTTGATAGTGTAGTAGCCCATCTTTTTTGAATGTTTCCATCATCATCTACAATAACCGCACTCACCACAAAATAAAGATCACCTTTATTTTTTAATGCGTTATTAGGTACGATCCAAGCAAATTCACACGTATCATAGTAAGTAACTTTATCTGTAGTTATACTTGACCCAATAATGTTTTTTGAATCTCGATAATTAACTCGTATTAAAGCATCTTCCATTTTAAATATTTCTGAAACCGTATTTATAACCCTAAACCGAATATATTTAGAATCTTTATCGTATTGAACACCAAATACGTTTTCAGGATCAGGGATATAAATCTCACGAGTACGTGCATCAATAACAAGTGTCTCATTATCTACACCTGCATATGTATCTAAGTCAAAGCTTAAAGTTGCATTTAATTTAGCCATTTCTACCCTCCTCTTACTATCAATGTACCAGATAACGGTGTATCATGAATACCATTTGCCATTACTCGAATAGCCCAAGAATAAGTTCCAACTTCTAAATCATCTGTAGGACACCTGATTTTTAAATCATCTTTAATTTCAACACATTTAACCATTTTAAAATTTTTCATAATAACAAATAAACATTGATCTTTTTCTCCAGGTATAAATGTGTTTCCACTTTTGAAATTAAAAGATATTTCAGAAATGATAGTATCACCTTGACGAATAAAGATATGATCTCTTTTTATCTCCATGTATGCTCCTTCCTTCTACTTATATAGAATTGCCTTTTTCCATTCCAATCCATCAAAAACAAATAATCTACATAACTGATAATTACTTCTATTCTGTGTAACTGCTAATGAATAGCCCCGTTTCCATCTTGTTCCATCAAACCTCCACACTTCCATGTGTGTAAACGTTGTATTGAATTTAACGTTCACCCATGAAGATGTTCTGTCTAATGAATCTGTAACAAGTACTTGAATCGTTCTTTCTGTATTTTTTGGAACAGAATATAGCTTAAATTTTCTAGAATCCACTGTGTTTTGACTTGATCCATCTTTGTATGTTACTGATTTAACATGTCCATCATCCGATGTATGTACAGTGAATTTCACATCATCTGTATTTCCACTACCTTTGATAATTTCAAAATCTACATAAGTTACATATACAGAAGCGTAGTTTTCCAATGTAGTGGCCTTTAATACCGTTTGTGACAATCTATTTCCGCTACAGTCTGCCATATAAGATTCTACATGAAATTCATATTCTGTTTTCTGAGTAAGACCAGTAAAAGTATAATTTCCATTTAAATTATTACTTACAAATTGTTCATCCTTATTAGAATATAAACGTAATGTATATAAGTTATATGGATTCGTTTTCAACTTTCCAAAAATTGAAATGTCATTGTTTCCAACACCTGATATCCATGCATCATATGATGGTAAATCAATTAATGGTGTAGTCAATCTTGCTTTCCCCGATAAATTAGGAAAGCCTTGACAACTCGCATCCCATTCAAAATACCGTTGTCTATTGCAGTACATAGGGTCATTAATTTGTCCTAGATAATACCATCCTGAATCCTGGATATAATTTAAATCCCATCTTGAAATAGTTTTAGAAAGTCCTCCGAGAGTAACAACATTGTTTGCTTGGATTTTGAAATTTCCGGTGTATCTAAACCTTACATCCGCTTTAAATCTTAAATTAGGATACGAACCTTCGTATCTCTCGTTGTAAAATTCAAACGTAAGCATTAAATACGGATTATAGGTTAACGTTGCTAAAACAGTCATACACTATTCCTCGTATTTGATATAGATATCCCCAGCTTTATCACCATCTTGTACAGTAGGATCTGTAGTTCCACTACGTACATTTACAGTAAGCTTTAATCGATCATCAAATTGTTTTTGATATCCTTCCAATGTTTTAATAGTTGTTTGTGCCTTTGCAATCGCATCTAACAGATTTTTAAAATTTTCTGTTGAATCAATACCACTATCTAACGCAAAATTCTTTACAACTTTAATTTTAAATGTGAATGAAGTTACAAATGTATTATCTGAGCTCAATACGATTTCAGCACTTACAATACCTGCTTCTGCTAGAATATTTGCAAACGTTTCTGTGTCAGAAAATGTAATTTCATATGCATTCGAGTTTTCAAATCGTGATACACTAGTCGCATCCACACTTACATTTAATCCACTTGGTTTTTCAATCCACATAGTAGCCGTTAATGATGAGTCAGTTTCTGAAGGTTCATCTACAATCACATCATCACTCACAAATACAATAAGTCCTCGTCCTGTATCTCCTTGAAGCATTTCCAACGTTAAATCAGAATTTTCTTTTGTAAGACTTACAGTTAAATGACTATATACAATCGCCATGTTATACCTCACTTTCTAATACAAGATCTAAATCTTCAGGACGTTCCGTAATCAAGTTATAGGTCAATTTATTTAAATAAAACCTTTCTCGTTTTCCAAACTCAGTTTCTACATAAATCGAATCATTTAACTTTAACATCTGTACATCAGGCACATTAGATGAAAATAGTTCTTCAAATTTAATAGAAGTTTCTGTTTTTGGCTCTTGCAGTTCTTTCTCCAAAGATTTTTTAGCTTGTATTCTAAGATAGTTTCTTAGGTTCACTTCATTTGTAAATACGCCCAATGTTGTTTTCTCTGCTTGTGAATCATCCGCAATCAATTTGATATCAGAATATTCTTTTACATCAATTCTATGAATTTCATCTGTATCCCAATTACTAGCCTTAACGATCTCGTTATTCGGTAGAAGTCGTCCATTGTATGCCTTTGGTATGATTCCTGTAACTACATTTTCCATTGATTTTTTCTTAGTGTATTCAGACATTTCTTTATTACTTATAAAGAAATCATTTGGTTTCAAATTGGAAGCATAGTAATCTGGATTTCCAAAATAACAGTCATAATTGTTGAACATCGCAACATATCTGTTGTTTTCACATTCAGGCCATCTGTTCATCATGGAATTTTCTTCTGTGCCAAACAAACATTGGATCAGATTATATCGAACCCAATATGCCGTTTGTGTGGAATCCACATCTTCAACCATCCATTTACACGCATTTCCAACTTCGGCAGTACCTCTATCAGCAACAATAACTTTATTTCCATTGCCAATACTCGTTGAACTAGGATAGATGCCATAATATATGTTTCCATATGGTGCAATCTCGTAACTAGAACCATTGTTAATGAACCACCATTTCTCAGAATTATCTGATGGACTTTCAGATAGGCTGCCTAACACAACCTTTCCTGAGTCCAATTTAAGCCATCTACATGAACATAAAGATAAAATTCCATATATATCTCCATATTTGTCTGACCCTACTTTTTTCAACATGAAAGTCTGTGCGGACGTTCTGTTTCTTTGATACGTCTGTAACTGTAAAGATGCATCTTCACTTGCGTTTGGAACATCCAAACAATACCAACTATTCTGAACATTTCGGAAATAAACGATTTTTTCATTCTCTGCATTAACGTTGGCATAGTTTGCATATTTTCCATGTCCATAAATTTTATAAGGATAATTGGGCCGTGAATTTGTGATAATATCATTTGCGGTATTTATCGCATCTTGCCACGTACCACTCATAGTACGATCATCAAACACAAACACTTCTTTTTGAGAATCAAAGAACACATGTGTTGCATAGCATGTATATGTATCTTTCTGTTTGTTGTATTTTGGATACGCAATTCTATATAACTGAGGTTCTTCAAAATTGATATCCACTTTAAACACGGATTCATCACTGATTTCCATACCCATCAAATCACTTTTTGGGAATTCTATTTCTACGCACCAAATAGAATTTCTTTCAAACACTGCTTTTGCACTAACACAATGTTTTAAAATTACATCTCCATTACGTTCTTTCATTTGTGCATATGTTGTTTTTTTTCTAGAAAAGAATAAATGAATCATCTTTATTTCTCCCTATAATTACGTATAATTTCTGCACGAATAGCACCAATATCTGTTGCGATCAATACATTATTTGAACCATAATTAAACTTAAGTCCGTCAAATGATCCACTTGTTTTCAATGTGTCATATTTATACGTTCCATTTTTATAGTATGTTTTCATATAAGAATTCTCTGTATTGATTTCAACATACGAAATATCCGATGCACCGTTAAAAGGATTTGTGATTGTAAAATTATTTCCGTTACAATTAATCGTAATGTTTTTTGCGTTCATGGAAGTGTTATATAGACGATAGATTGGATATGCTGTTTCATAATAATTCGCAAGTTCTACCTTTTTTCCACTTACAATATCGTATGGCCTTGAATACTTATTTACGTATCTGTAAGGTTCACAAATAAACGTGATTGTAAATTCACTTCCTCGCCCAAAATCTCTAGAATCCATATCGAACGTTATATTTTTTACCTTCCAATAATGTTCTCTATCATCACTAGTTAACTCCAATATTCCTTTGTTTCCATTAAAATATTGTTGGATCTTATAGATACGATCTAGATATTCTTTCTTGCTATTTAAAACAAAGTTGCATTTGATAGGAATTTTGCGATCTTGATATACACCTGTATGACGATACGATGTAGTACCGTCACCAAGTGTAGATGTTTCTACAATTTCCTCTGCCATAGGAATAACAGGACGCTCACTTACCTTTAATAAATACATAATATTTTGCGTATAACGCAGTTTATTTTCAGGTGTAAATCTAAAATGATACATTCTATGAACCTCCATTTCCCCATGATTTCAACATATCTCGAATTGATATAATTTCTTGTACAGTATCTGTAACAACATTTCCATCCAATTGCATAGGTTGTAGATTGATTGTGATATTGCTATCCAATATTGCATTTAAAGCACTCGTTAAATTGTCCATTCTTTTGTAAATACCATCCAAGTTTAAATTGTATGCCGTAGAATTAGAGCGCGATACTGTACCACCCATAATAGATGTAGTAGCATCACTAGCCGCTGCATATGCGCTTGTATCAGCCAACGCTGCAATAGAATCAGCACTCATAGGTGCAACATCAGAATCAACAACAGGTCGAGATAAATTATCTAAAGAATGTTTTTCAGTTTTGTGTACAGTTTTCTTTATAGTTGTAATAACAATAGGATCTTTGGCAGCTGCTTTTGCGTTATGGATAGCTTTTTCAACTTTTTTTGCATAATCTATAGTTGCTTGCGCATACGGCTCATAAGCTTTCAATAATGCACTTCCACCTGATTTTCCCATAGAACCAGAAGATGCCTTTGCATTGGATTTTCCATCGCCCATCTTATCTCCAGTATCTTTGGATTTTTTTGAAGCTTTATCTTTAGCTTTATCTAATTCCTTTTCTAATTCGTCAACTCCGCCTTTTGCCAAAGCTTTCATAGCTTGATCAACAGTAATTGTTCCATCTGCAATACCTGCTGCACATTTTTGTGGAATTTGTTCACCATCATAATTTGATTTCGTTAATGCTTCCTCAAACTCAATCAGGTTATTAAGCATTGTATTCGCTTCTGATACACTGCCTGCATTTGAAATAATACTGTAAGCCATGCCTTGTGGAATATTAAGCCCAGCTGCACTTGCATTATCAACTAACTGCTGAAATGTCATCATAGATGCCACAAAATTACTTGCCGTTTGATAACTTTCTGTGCCATTCATAATTCCGCTTGTTAACTTTTCAGGAATTTGAATACCAGCTTCACCAGCTTTATCTATAGCACCTTGTAATGATTGTTTTAACGAATCTCCAATTTTTGTATAGCCACCCGTTTCTGCCTGGTTGTTGAGATCTAGTAAAGTTTTATTTGTTTCTTGCATTTTAGTTGCCATAGTTGCTAAAGAAACGTTTGCTTCATCTATTTTCTTTCTCAACTGCTCAATCTGAGTTTGATACCTTAATGCCTTTTCATTGTCTCCATCTTTAAATGCTTGTGACTGTTTGACTTTCAATTCATCCATCTTGTCATTTAATCCATGAACACTCTCTGTTACTTCACTATATTTCATCTGTTGCTTAATTAAAGCTTTTGTTTGTTCTTTAATCGCTTCTGCATACGCTTCTTGTTTAGCAGCTTCTTGAACTTTTTGAATGTATTCTTCTAACGCTTGATTGTTTTCAAACACCTTGCCTGTATTGTCGGCAACTTTTCCTGTATTTGAATCAATTGTTAAACCGAGATCAGGATAGATTTCATTCAATTGATTAACAGCTTCTTGCAACATTTGTTTCTGTATAGCATTTTTGTTTTCTACACCATTTAATTGTTCAATCGTTCTCATCAAAGAATTAGACTGACTGATATTCTGTTCGTTTGTAGATAAAATGGCTTCTGATTTTTCTTTATATTCATCAATTTTTTTGTTGAACGAACTAACACTGTCTACAACTTTTAAATAACTTTGCGCTACTGCATCATTCTTAACAGCATTTTCTAAAGCTTTTTTATTTGCCTTTTCAAACATAGGAACTAACACTGCAATTTCAGCAGCTGCCAATCCAACAGCTATTCCAACTCCACCCAATGCAATACTTGAACTTTTTAATGCTTCAGTTGTAACACCAGTTCGCTTAAACAATTTTGTCAATAAGCCATCAGTTTTATCTACAGGGCCACTTAAATCGTTTAGTTCACTTGCCGTTTTTCCAATCCATGAAGAAACTTTTCCAAATCCATTTGTCAACTTCTGAGCGCCACTAAATATTTTTCCTAATCCTTTTGCGGTTGGATAAGCGGCTGCCGTCAACAACAACATCTTTGCGATTGTCTGTTGTGTTCCTTCATCTAAATCAGAGAATGCATTAGCTGCTTTTTTTACAATTTTTAAATTAGATGTAAGAGTAGGTGTAAATGCCTGGCCTAGTTCATCAGCGGCTTGTTTAACTGCTTCCCATGTCTGTGACATTTGAGATTTTAATGTTCCATATCGTTTTTCCGCTTCAGTTGCCATGGCTGAATTCGCTTGCCATGCATTTTGAGAAACATTTAATGCTTTAGCCAATACATCTGAACTTTGTGCCAAAGCACCCATTGACTGTGCTTGTCGTACTTCCTTAATGCCTAATTCATCCAATGTTTTTGTAACATCCGCCGATTTCCCAATACCTTCTACAAACTTTAAGAATGTTCCCGCTGCATCTTCTCCCCAAGCCTTTTGGAATTGTTGAGAAGTCATACCAGACACTTCTGCAAACTTTTGTAGTTTCTTATCTCCTGTAGAAACAGATAGATCAATTGTCTTTAACATTTTAGAGACAGAACTACCACCAGCAGCGGCTTCAATACCTAATGAAGATAATGCAGTTGATAAACCTAATACTTCATTAGAGTTAAAGCCTACCATTTTACCTGCAACACCTAATCTAGTAGCCATATTCATGATATCTGCTTCGGTTGTAGAGAATTTATTTCCTAAATCTACGATTGTAGAACCTAAACGAGAATAATATGTATTCGTCTTTTTAGACTGTGAAACCATTACGTTTGAGAATTTGGCAATACTTTGTGCTGCTTCTTCACCAACAAGATTTGTAGTATCACCCAATTCTGTAATAGTTTTAGTAAATCCAACAATAGAATCTGTAGGGATACCCATTTGTCCTGCAAGTTCTGCATAATGTGCAATATCTTGATATGTACTCGATGTATTCTGTGCAAGATCTTTTAATCCAGCATTGATTTTTTCAAACTGTTGAGGGGTTGCATTTACAGTTTTTGTAACACCAGTCCATGCATCTTCAAAATCAATTGCAGTTTTTGTTGCTCCGACAATAACCGCTGCTGACAACGCAGACAAGGGTTTAATAGTTTCTGCAAATTGATTTGCTTTCTGACTGGCAACACCAAATGAATGTGATAATTTTAATATATTTTCATTATCTGTAATAAAGCTTTTATTTAAGCTCTTTAGTTCATTGTTTAACGTTGCTGCACCAGCTCTTAGACCATTAAACGTCCTTTGCGATTCCTCATACGTGCTTCCTAAGTCAACAAGATTTTTCTTTTGTTCCGCAATTTTTGCATTGTATTCCTTTTGTGAAGCACTATTTGCCTTCATAGAAACTGAAAGTTCTTTATTTCTAGCAGTTAGAGTGGAAATTGCGGTTTCACATTGTTCTGTAGTGTGATAACTATCGCCAATCGCATCTTTCCATGCTTGGATTTGAGTTTGATTTGTCTTATATTCTTTTTGTAAGGCACTCATCGCCGATTCAGTACTGTTTAATTTAGTCTGATATTGCGATAACGTGTCTTTTGATTTGTTAACTTGATCTGCCCATTGTTGTTGTGTTTTAGGATATTCTTTAAGCTTTTTGTTATAGACATCCAATTGCTTAGAAGTGCTCTGAATCTTATCCTTTAATAGATTTTGGTATGTTGCAAATGACGAGAAATCATTCGGATTTAGCTTCATCGAAGCTTTTAGTTTAGACATTGTTTGGTCTAATCCTGATGTTTCTCTTTTGATTTCATTTATCGCTTTCTGAAATCCTGTAGTATCTCCATCAATCTTTACGGAGATACCTTTTATTTGACTATAACCTGACAATTTTAGTACCTCCTAAAATCTGTCAAAGTCGCTTTGGATTGCTTTACGGATATGTACTTTGTTACTAAATTGTTTGTCTGCTCTTGCACTCATATTGCTTTTAGCTATGATCAAGTCAAACATCATTCCAATGTCCATATCATCTATTTCATTCATCTTAAGCCCTAAATTCATGCACCCTATAATCAAATCAGAGTAGCTGACTATTCTTTTTTTTTGCTTTTTTCTTCTACATCTTCTGATTCACTATCGATAGTTGGACTGTTCGCAAAAACGATTTTTTCAAACACCACAATACCTACTGTGACGAATGTGTCATAGTCTACAACATTATCAATAAAATCTGAAAAATCTTCCGTTTCTTTTCCTTGAACAACATCATATGCTTTGATACATGCCCACAACACACGTTCAAAGAATTCTGAACCATTCGCTTCTAACAATACATAATATGCAGGTTCATCTTCTTCATCTGTTCCCACTTTATTTTTGATAGCTTCCGAAAACTTCATCTGTGCTTTCTGAGTGTCAACCAACATATCTCTATTGAAGTATTCTCTATATATTTTCGCTGTCTTTCCTTTATAAAGAACGCCATATTCTTTTCCGTCAATTTTAATTTTTATTTCCATATAACCTCACAAAGAGGGGGTTGCCCCTCTTATAATGTGCTCACTTCCTTACCATTATCACTTTGTACAACTACCGGTGTGCCATCTTCCTGGCTCACTTCACTAGCTTTTGGACTAGGTAATGTTGGAGCAGTTGTAAAGAAACTCTCATAATTTGTATCACCTTTACGACATTTTGACTTTACCCATTGATGATCACCTTGTTCTACAGGAACTGCTGTAATATCCATTGATGTTGTTTTTGGATCAGTGCTTTCTTCTTTCGTTTCACCTTCTACATTTGGTCGTGCAAATACAACCTTATAGAAGATATGTTTAGTAGCACTTACATCACCTTCAAATTGGAACATTAGCGCAACATTATTAGGCAATACGTTTGCATCTTCTGCTAAGTTACCTTCTTCTGTTGTCACTGTATTGAAAATCATCTTTTCAATTTCTTCAGGAATTTCAGACATCTCTAAACTACCTGAATATCCATTGTTTGTATTTGTTGTAAAATACGCAGTGTTATCTGCATAATATGTATTTGTATCTCCTTCTGGATCTAGTGTTAATGATTTAGCACCTTTCCATGCAGTAGGCTTACCATATGTAATTGATCCTGCACTTTCTGTAATAGAACATACATGTACATTTTTTAGACCGAATCGTACTTTGTTTTTATCTGCCATAGTTTTTATCCTTTCAAATATTTTTCGATTAAACTTGGCAGTTCCTTGATTGCGTTTGTTTCTCCATCCTTCCAGTGCTCGAATGCACGTGTACGTCTAGGAGAATTCCATAAATTATGTCCGTTTTCTAGTAAATGAGTTAATGAGTATTCGTGACCACTCGCATAAATAACACCGCGTGTATGAGCTAATTCACGTTCTATCTTATATGTTATAGACCTTTTATATTTTCCCTTTCTGCGCGTATTTCTATGGTCTACATTGGCCTTAGCTTTAACAATGTCTTTAGAATCTTTTGTAGTTTCTTCTACTGCTCTATCAATCTGCGCCAAAGAATGCTCTTTATATTCTTGAATCATCTTTCTGATTTCAGGCCCAAGCTGCGACATATCGCAATATACATCATTGACGGCCAACTAATGTCACCGTCCATTCTGTACAGTGTACTTTTTGAGTTGTTATATCTTCATCTGTGATGGTTTGGTATGGTATTTCTAATTCATCAAACATGTCTTCGATTTTAGCTTCTAATTCAAAATCTTTTTGATCAGTCACCAATCTATATATGTAAGTTCCAATCTTACAATACGTTCTATTGTCCGCAAAGTAATTATTTGTATAATCCAATGCATAATTCCCATAGGGGGTATGGGGTTTTGATTTGAAACTGCCATATACAAATTGTCCTTCACCTAAAAGTTCAGTGAATTTAGCAACGATTTGTTGTCTTACTGTTACTGTTTCCATTCTCCAGCATCCTGTTGAACATATAGTTCAATCGTATCTCCGGATGGGAATGTACGATACACCGCATACTTTTTGTCGTTGTATTTCACTGTCGTTTCATCATTGTAATCAATAGTAGGAATAACAAGCTTATACGCTAGCTGTATGCCTGCCTGGTAGGCTTCATTAAATTCTTTTGAATAAATTCCACCAACACGACAGAATACTTCCTTCTCCGTTTCATTAACATGTTCCACACCATCTGCATCCACATATCTTTCTTTTTCAATTAGATATGCCACATCGTAATAAAGATTATTCTCACGAGTATATTCATATGCCATACTATCTCACCTTCTTATGGGATTTATCTGTCATAAGAATCTGACGTAAATCCTCATATGTTTTAGCCATTGATTCTTTATATGAAGCATCCGTTGTACCAAATTTTGACTTTACATATGTTATTACCGCTACTACAATTTCATCTTCTAAATCATCTTCATCAAATAAGATATTTAATCTATCCAAATCATATAAACATGCATTGATATATGTTTTGATTTCATCATCATAAACATGTGATTTAGCTCTTGTAGCAGCAGTTCTAACACGTTCTAGAAGGCTTTCAGAAATATTGAACGCCATTATCTATCACCTAAGCTTTCTTCGCACTGTTTTTTCGAGTGGCTTTCTTAGGCTCATCATCTAATACAATAGGTTCATCATCAGGTAACGATTGTGTTCCTGTTTGGCTTTCATCTTTTGTAACATCTCCATTGCTTAAGCTACTTTTTTTTTTAACAAGAAGATGTATTGAGGATCTAATACTTTACCATCATTGATAACTAACGCCTGAGTTACTTCCTCATTCTTTTCATAATCCCAGTACTTCTTCACACCAAACTGCATATTTGAGTTGATTGCATAGGCTTCTTTACCTACCCAATACATTCCGAAGTATTCACCGTTTTGTGCTTCATCAAAATCTTTGAACGTATCATTTTCAACGAAATTAACAGTTCTAGCTTTGAATGTAGCGCGTTCTGCACCATCAATAGGATTATATGTTTCTGCATAAACAGGACGATTATTATCGTCGGCCAACGTTTTAATGTTTGCTTCATATGTAGCAGGAGTCATTACAAACTCTGGTTTTAATTTACGCATTGATAAAGGAATCTTTGCGAACAATTTTGTTTGCCATGATTTCCAATCTTTCATTTCTGCTTCCGTAAATTCAATAATGTGATCGGCTTTAATACGTCCTCCACTTACTTTATTAGCTTCTGTTAAAATACCTTCACATTCATTATTTGCAGAGTTACCTGTTAAAATTTCACGATCCATAGCTTCCAAATAAGCTTCTACAATAACTTTTGCTAATTCAGTTTCAAATGCATTTACAGTCAATACAGTTTGTAGTAATGTACGTGCTAAACGAATTTCACCAATCAAATATCCAAATTGTACAAATTCTGTAACAGAACCGGCCTTTTGACGATCAGATACTGTTGTTTCTGTAATACGTTTAAAAGTAGCTTTAAATGAACCGATAGGATATTTAACACCGCCACGGAAATTTGTATGTAATACTGCATTGTATAAGTAACCACGTGATTTACTTAATTCAGTCATTACTTTCTGAACAATTGTTTCAGGAATTAAAATACCTAGATCAGCTGCCACACCTGCTTCTGCACTACGTTGTCTTAAGATTTCTGACTGTTTTCCTTTTTGAACGAATTCCATGAATGCACTACGATACTCCATATCGTCTTCCATTCCTTTTTTACGTTCTGACAATTGTGTAGGCATTGATGGATGTGCTTTGCTACGAGCTTGTTCCTGTTGTGTAACAAAAGCACCTTCTTCATCTACAATAGATTTTGCCATAGTATCTAAAAACGCTTTACGTTGTGCTACCTTGCCTTGTAACTCTTTGTCACGTTTTTGCAAGATATCAAATTCAGCCTGTAACATTTCCAAGTTTGTATTAGGATCGTTTTTGTTGACCTCATCTTGAATTTCTTTAAATCTTTTTTGAATCTGTTCGTGATTCATTGCATTGAATGCTGCTAGTTGTTGCTCTGTAAACATTAATTAATAGCCTCCTTAATCTGCAACAACAAACTCAGTCTTTCTCGTTTCTTTTCATTTTCTTTTTTAACCCGGTCTTCATCCATTAAAGACTTTGCCCTTGCTTCAATAGATGTTTGATCATTTGCAGGAATCGACACTGCTGAAACATCATAAATTTTTGATACTTTACGTGTTGTCCACGTCTTTGTATCCCTATTATATGATTCCTCGTCCACCATGTACCTCCATGACATCTGAGTCACCATTCCTGCCTGAATACTGTCGTACAAACGTTTTGCAGCTTCTGTTCTTCCTAAATCTGCTGCAACAAACAATCCATGTTCATCTACTTCAACAATAAGTGAACCATTGCTTGTACGTGCATATACCATTCCTCCATGATCAAATTGGAAGATGATATCACTCATATCAGCGTTATCCAAACTTGAACGCTCAATCAACTCATATACATCATTACCTTCGTAATCTCGATAAAGCACATAAGGTTCAAATGTAGTAGCATATCCTTCAACATAGTACTGAGTATCAATCCGTTTATTTTCCGTCACCGGGTTCATTTGGAACGGGATCGAGCGCATTTGGATTTTGCTGTGGTTCGGTTTCGCCATTGTAACTAATTCCTCCTTGATTTGATTTAGTTACCTGGATATATTCACCTCGAATAAAACGTTTCTTACCTTCATCATCTGGTAAAGGCGCTTTGTTCATAATATTTAATGCCCCGTTTGTATCAATCATTCCTCTATCGAACATTTGAGTCGCAACATTTAATTTTGTTTGTGTTGAATCATACTGTAAACGATCACTTGTAAGAATGATTTCACTACCATTCATAATCTGATTTACGGAATATAACATTCCACTCAACACTTCTCCAACTTCAATAAAGAATGGTTCGATAATTGATTCATAAAATGCATTCCATTCATCAGGTTTATATTTATTTTGTAAAATAGCTTCACTAATTCCAAAATAGCTGTATACACTATTTTCAATTGCTTGCTTCTGCTTGGCATCCACTAATAGTGGTTTACTTTCAATAGGTTTTACTTCATCAAAACGATTATCAACAAGGAATACACCTGTTTCATTTTTGTTCAGGTTATTTCTTAAGATCATGTTCTGTTGTTCCTTGTAATCCTCGTCATCATCAATCGGTGTTGAAATTCTAGCCAAGAATCGAACAATAGAACTCGACTTGATCGCATTGATTGCTCCTTCTTCCTGAGCAAGCATCAATTTAGCTGTTGTATCAAATGCATCATTCGTATCACCAAAGTAATCATTTTTATACTGCATTTGTCTTAAATGCCCTACTTTACCGTATTCAATCAATTTTGTTTCGCCATAGATGAAATTAAAATAAATATAAACTACACCATTGATTTCTTTTAACTGACACTGACTTGGAACAGCAGGCCACAATCCCTTTATCATTCCATATTCATCTTCAATTGGAATAATGAAAGCATTGTTTTCTGCAAAATATATGGTTGCCAATCTTTTGTAAAATTGACTAGCTGTCATATAAGGATTTGGCTTTTTCTTAACCAAATAGTTATATATCTTAGATTTGTAGTCTTTGTTTGTCAGTTCAGGTGAAGCCTTCCCACATGACGTCGCAATTCGATTGATACATGCTCTGCATAGTCCAATCTCATATATTCCACCATCATATGATGAATACACTGGTGAATATCCACCTAAGCTTGCAAACATTGAATGTAATTGATTTTGTTTAGGTGCTGGCTTATTTAGTCCTAATAGACTTCCTAGCAAACCAAATCTTTTTCTTCTGCTTTTAGCCACTAATTCACCTTCCTTTTCTTGTTTTCAAGGCGGTATTTAAATGTATCCCACCATTTTTGTCTTACTGTATATGCATCAATAACAGATGCATATCCATCAATATGTTTTCTTGAATCAATTTTAACCATGCGGACACGATTGTCCTCCGCAACTTTCTTTAATGCCACACTAGACATATGCGCTTGTAAAAGCCCATTTGTTCCTGTATGAACAAATCCGTCTCTTACATATCCTGTAAATTCATTAATAACCGGTGTAAGGTTAGTTCCCTGAATGACATCATCCATCTTGTATCCGTATTTCTTCATATCATCCACAAGATACTGAGAAGAATAACGGTCATATCCAACGACTACACAATAGATCTTGTATTTCTTACGTAGCATTTCAAACCATTCCGTAACATCTTCATACCGTACAAAGTTTTCCCCACTTGGACTTAAATATCCCAATTGAATAAATCTTGTATATGGTATTTTGTCTCTTTCTTCTAGCTCCTTGATTTTTAATGTTGGAAGCCAAAAATGAGTGAATATGTAGTCCTGTTCTTGAATTCGTATAACTACAGATGCGGCTGTTAAATCGGTTGTTTGTGACAAGTCAATTCCACCAACTGCATATGTATGTGCAAAATCTTCAAATCTAAGTTCTTCACCTTTTACTTTGTTGATATCCTCTGCACTAAATAATGCTTCTGTTGAATTCTGTTTGATATTCGCGTATTTTGTTATGAATTCAGCCTTATATGACAGCGAGTTATGTGCTTTTAAAATTTCATTCTGCAAATTTTCATAAGAAAACGATATTCCAAGGTTTGGCATTGCTTTTCTTAATTCAATAGGATCATCCCATTTTTGAATATCATCAATCATATAAAAGAAAGGCAACATTTGTTTTTCATCAGACGTACCAAGTAAAACAGATGTCCCACGAACAAATAGTTCATCATATAATCCTTCATCAATATAGTTTGCGGTACTTACAGGAATATAAAGTGGATCAGGTCTTGCACCACCTGCCGACAACATAACGTTGTACATTTTCATACCAGCTTCACCTTCCCAGGCTGCAAACTCATCAAAGATTGTCAAATATGGGTTGAATCCGTCTGACTTCTTAGATGCAAAGGCAATTGGCTCCCATCTACAGTTGTTCTGTTTCATGTAGATATCTGTTCTACGTTTTTTTACTCTTTGACTCAACGCTTTAGAGTGTTCTATCATTTGATACAGAACATTGTAAATGATATGCGCTTGTTTTAACTTTGGCGCTATATTGTATATCTGCATACCTGCTTCATCAGATGTAAACCCAACATCAAGTTCAATACCTGCACAAAGAAATGATTTCCCTTGTTTTCGGCCCATGACCGTAGGTATTTCACGAAACTGCCTTTTTCCATTCTTATCAACAAGTCCGAATATGCACGCAATATAATATTTTTGCCAAGGCTCAAGCTTTACTTTTGTTGTTTTTCCTTCTACGTGATGACAAAACGTTTCAATAAACGCTATATGCATTTCCGCTTTTTTCTCATCATAGAAGAAATCTCCATTTGCTAAACCTCTTTCAACATATTGAAGATTAAGCTTTATCCACTTACCAACTACATCTTCACCCGATTTTATACGTTCTTTATAAATGTCTAGATATTTCATTTAAATCTGCTCATGAACTCATCCAATTCATCACCTTTTTTTCCGGATACTTCTGTTGTTTTTGAAAGTGAAGTAGGTGACAAGCCAAGTTCTTTGCAGTACTTCATGATCTGATCACGTAATTGAACGGTAATAATGTAGTATGGCGAGCGTGATAAATTCGTTGCACCGCCCTTGTTCGTATATTCAACAACCATCTGTAGTGATTTGTAGCCATTTGCTTTACTTGAATCTCTCCATTGCTTCATTGTTGAATCATATTGGGCCAATGCATCTGCAAGTGAATCAACCGCAACCGAATATTCAGGAGAAAATGTACCTAAATTCTCTAGTTGTGAATTGATTCTTTTTTTCCATGCTCCTTTTTGCATTCATCATCCTCCCTTCCACATCCTATAAGCATTCCGTTTTCATCAAACTCAAAAGATGGTTTGCGTTTGGAATGTTCTTCAGCATGACATAAGTCACACAACGCTTCCAAATTAGAATCGCCAAATAGAATGTGTACATCTCTATAGTTGTCCTGGTCAATGTGCACTTTGTGGTGCACGCAAGTCGACCTGGTATAGATACCTTTTTTCAAACATCTTTCACAAAGTGGATGTGCCTTTCTATACGCTTTGCTTTTCTTTTCCCAAGCCTTGCTTGAGTAAAATTTTCTAGCATAATTTCTAGCACCTGTTTTTGTTGCTTCTGAACCATAATATTTTTTCATATCGCTACATTCAAAGTTTTGACCATAACTACAGTTAACAGATTTAAAGGACGACAAAAACTAACAGTAAACACTTTGAATGCAGTGATATGAAAAAGACCCATGTTTCCACAGGTCTTTTTCAACGGGCACTAAAATGAAACAATCCAAGAACTACCTTGTTTGTTCTAGAAGATGTTTTCCAATCTTCACGACTACAGAATATCACGGTTTTTCTTTGTACACTGTACAAAATGAAGAAATTCAGATTTTACCCCCTTGTCACACACACATGACCCAGTTTTTTTGAACTCCCCACGCCGTTCCCCGAAACGCAAAAAACTTCCGAAAGATAGGGGGGTCTATGCTGATCTGATCCCAGCCCTGGGCGCTTTCATGGTTCAAAATTTGAATCATGCAGCAACCACCGCACCGCCACGTTAACGGCTTCAATCATATGATTGTCATATATTTATTATTGTGTTGAAACATTTTTCAACACACATTGTTGAAAGCGTTGTTTCATAACATTGCCATGACTACATTAATAGAACACGCGCGCACGTTCTTATATATGCAATAAACGTTTCATCACTCCAATACATTGGATTATATGCACCAACTCCATACACTCCAACACGTCCATTTTCTTCCTGGAACTGAAGCACCCCCACAAAAAAAGGACGCTCACCACGTCCATACATGTATATATTACTAGTCTGTTAACTATATGTTATAAGACTAGAAGCGAACACGCTTAAAAGCCTTATAAATAGGCGCTTGCGTGCACGTTTGAGAATACAAAAGCTTTTTAAAAAAATAGCATAAAAAAAAGACGGTTTATATTTTCGTCCCGTCTTCAAATTCAAAATAGCATTTGTATTTTGCGCCTATCGTTTGCGCCATTTTTTCAAGTTCTTCATCTGTGAATTTTTCGCGTTTGATTCTAGTACTTATATTTTGTTTTGTGCATCCAAACGCATCCGATATATCTTGCTGGTTTTTATGAGCATAAGCAAGCGCGGCTATAATTTGATTTTCTTTCATATAATTGTATGCCTCCCGTCCTATATTTATTTTATAATATCAAACATTATTTTTCAACAATCAAACATTTATTTAATTTTTTGCTTGACAATGTAAAACGTTTGTTTTATTATGTAAATGTCTTAAGAGACAAGCCACACGATTAAAGAAAATGATTGAAAAGTAAGGAGGTAAAGATTATGTGTGAAATGAAAGCTTATATTACAAATCTAGGAAAGTATACCGAGGGTGAATTAGTTGGAAAGTGGATCAGTTTTCCAATCGATGAGGACGATTTTCAAGATGAACTTGAAAGCATTGGAGTGAAAGAAGATACAATGTATGAGGAATGGTTCATAACTGATTATGATTGTTCATTATTTGATATGTATGATGCATTCGGTGAATATCCAAACATTGACGATATTAATGAAGTAGCTGAAGCATTAGAAGACCATGAAAGTGAATTCACTGCATTAATGGAAGTATGCAGCTATACGGATGCATTAGGATACTTAGAAAGTGAAAACTATACTTTTTACGAAGGCATGACGTTGGAAGATGTGGCTTATGAAATTGTAGAAGAATGTTATAACCTTCCAGAAATTGCACAAAGATATTTTGATTATAAAGCATTCGCACGCGATCTTGGTTTTGACGGATATTGTGAAACTTCGAACGGAGTTATTTACACATGCTAACACGCAAAGATCTTGACAAGATGAGCGCCGTCCAGGTGCTCATACTTGCATTTTTAAAACTATATTTTGCAATATGCACATCTATATTGATCATGGGCTTAATATTAGGCCTTTCTTGCATCGTTTTACCACTTATTTATTAGAAGAAGGATAAAAAAATGAACAATAAAGAATATATCGAATTTACAAAAAAAAAGCTGGATCAAATAAATGCATCCAGCTGCAAACCTTACACAATTACAAAGAATTTAAATGGTTTGTATAATTTATGTTACGGGCTTGACGTTGTGGCCTGGATGTTAAAACCGCGTGAACTTTGGCAACTTGTTAACGCTTTATACGTATTGAATATTTTGGGAGGGTTAAAAAATGACAATATGGAAGCGTGAACGAAACCATTTTAATTATTATGTTACAAATGAGCGGAAGCAACCGCACATTTACGTTGAAGCGTTAGGAACTCCCAGCGCTTCAACTGAAAAATTACTAAAAAATAATGGCTTTAAGTTTGATCATAATAAATGCATGTATGCAGCAATTCAAACAAATGACTTAAGGTTGTTCGTTGCGCATGAATTAGACAAACTTTTTAACTATGATATTCAAATATATTTCAATACTGAAGCGAAAAAAGAACTTTTCGCGCCTGATATCCAAGAAATAAAGGATATTTGTTATTATTTAAAAGTTTATAAATGCTATGTTGATATTTTAAACAAAAATCTTTTTAAGATCTGTAAGCCTGGATCAAAAAGCTTGCTGGCAACCTATAATACTAGCTTTAAAACTATAGATGTTTTTAATAGAAACAAGCTTATAGAAAGCTATGTGTATAGTAATGGTAAAATCGAAAAGATGAGCATTGAAAAAGCAGCACCAAAGAAGAAAAAAAATCCGCTTACAGATCAACAAAAATTAAATGAAATGCTTGAAGCATTTCCATTTTAGGAGGTAAAAAAAATATGGGATATATAGGAAATAAAATGAGTGAGCGCGCTTATGAAGCTTATGAAAGCGGTGAAAAGCCACTTTCAAAATGGACTAAAACAGCAATCATTAATACAGTATTAGATTATAGGGATGATTTTGAATATGATGAGTTGAAAAAATATAGTAAGGATGCTTTAAAAGTTTTCCTAACATATTCAAGCTGGCATCATACTGGATCTTATTTTAATGAAACATCTTTCTATAGTTTGGATGACAGTTTTATTGAAAACGAAAAAAATCATATCATAAATGTTTTAGAAGAAAAAACGCAAGAGTTAAAAAAAGAAAAAGAAGAAAAAAAGATTCAAAAAGATAAAGAAAAACTCGAAAAATGTCATTTTGTTTATACCGAATTTGAAGGAACGCGAAAACATCCGAAAGCTGTTGATCGTGAAGCATATGGAATAATAAATGGCAATTGGATATATACGGAGTTAGGCAAAAAGTCATTAAATGGTAAATACATCTATAAAGTAAAAAAGTTTGATCGTGCGCCACGCGGAACGGCCCAAATCTTTAAAAATATCGAAAAAAGAATTAAAAAATAGCAGCTTATAAAAGGCTTCATCGTGCTATAATTTGTAATATATAAATATATAAAAATACTTAAAGGAGGAAACAATAATGGCTAGATCAGCAAAAGAAATAACATTTAAATGCAACCCTGAATTAGTCGAGAAATTTGAAGATGCATGTGATAAATTATGCATCGAAGAAAACGAAGTATTCAGAAATGCAATGAGAAACATAATCGTAGAAAGCAAGAGGAAAGAAGATATGGAAAAAAAAGAATTAGACGAAGTTTTGGCTATTGTAGATAAATTCAAAAGTGGGGAGAAACTTACACTTGAAGAAATTAAAACTCTAGCATACACAGATATACATATGCTAGATACAGAGGAATGGAGTTCTGTAGACGACACCCTTTCTTATATTTTGGAAGAATATGGGGAGGAGTGGTCTGAATATGACGATCGTTTCCCTAATAATCCGTATCTATACGGATATATCTTAGAAGGTCATACCTTTGTGACTGGTTACACTGGTGTAGCTGGTTGCTATTGGTATGAACAAACGGGGATACTATGCGCTTAAAAAAAATAACAGCCTATAAAAAGGCTGCTTTTTTTATACTTTAATTTTTTTGATCTGCTTCTGGATCAGCTTTTTTTTGACTGGACTCGATGCAAAAAAGTTCATAAAAAGTTTAGTTTTAAACTCATATTCTTTTTTGTCCATTTCTTTTATATCCAAAACTCTTTTAAATATCACTATCGCGATAAAGTTCGCAAACAAGTTTGCATCTTTTTCTATTTCCTGATTCTCATAGTGTTTGCTGCTTGAATCTGCATAGTTTTCAAGTTCCTTTTTCCATATAGAAACACTTCTTTCATCTATAGAAAACACTTTTTGATTCTTCTTATATACACATGCATATTGGTATAAATGTCTTATTTCATGTGCAAGATATATATAAACTAAACTACTATCTATGGATGTATTCAGGTTTACACAAATTACATTTTCTTTTGGGTAT